TTTGCCTTACGTCCAAAACGTATTGCTAGCTCTCCTGTGTGTGTTGTTTGGATAAGCTTGGCCTTTGGGTGACGGCCCATGTAAAAAGCAGGAAATAAGTTAGACGCAAACTCCGATTTTGTGTGTCTAGGAGGCATATTGACGATTAATCGCTTCAATTCACCGTTTGCAATACGATTTAGCTTCTCTGCATAGATCTGATGGTGCTTTCCTTCGATAAAATCAGGCCAAACTGTCTTTACAAACGATAAAAAGTCGTTTTGTGCCTTCTCTTGCTTGTCTAAGAGTGCATTTTTAAGAATATACTTTAGAGTTTGAGTGTCCAAAGACTCTAAATTGCTCATTTTTGCTCTTTGAACTCATAAAAGTAGTTTGTATCATCACCTGCAGTCCATTTACTGATAGATTCTACGTTATATTCTATGGTTGATACCTTGAAATCAGGTTGTTTGGGTTCAGATGGTGTCAATGACTTGTCATAAAACAGTGTTCTGTTGTTTGGCTGTGCCGCAAAGTGGCCATTGTCCAATTCTATTATGTTGAAAGACTTATGCTCGGCTGGAACTTGTGAATAGTTTATGTTTGGCAGGTTATGATCTGCATGACAACTGTCAATTGTAAACAAATATTCACCTGAGTGCCATTTTTTTGATGGAGATAGATATCTTGCTCTAGGTGGTACTGTTGTTTTTTCTATTACTGTGATGTGGTAACTAAAAGAATCCCAAAGTTCTAGTTCTTCTAATGGAAGATCATCTTTAATATCAGGGGAAGAAACAAAAGCACTGATAGGGAGCTTATCATAAAGAGCAGCATATTCCGGCAGATACGTTTCAAAGTAGAGCGCTCGGCCTTGGATTGACTTAACAGTAGCCCAAACACCTTCTACAAATTCTCCATGTCCTTTTTGATGATCATACAAATACTGTTTCTTAACATATACCTTTACTGGTGGAACGTTCGCAACTAAAAAAGCCATATAAAAACGATTTAATTTTTTTAAAAATTTTTTATAACGTTTTTTCTAATCATTGTCACTCTCAATCTTGCAACCGCAACTACTCTAGGGGTGTCAAGCAAAAAAGGGGGGGTTGGGGGTCGTTTTATCCCGGGCCGCCGTAGGCGTGCGCCAAGCTAGGCAACCAAGCCCCAAAAAAAACTAGGTGTAGTTGCGTTACTTATGGGTATCCACTACACCTAGAACAAAGGAGCGGGGGCTAATGTGACTGTCGCCCCCACGATAGCCAAGACTAGTCGGCTAACCCTATGCGTTTTAACAAGTAGCCAATATCCTTTTGCATATGATGTAGCAAATGGATACGTTCTTCCTTGTTCTCAGCAATCCACTCAACAATACTGTTAGCCATAACACCACTAATCAATTTCCAATCCATGCTGTCCTTACGAGGAACACCAGATATGATTGATTCGAGGTCGCCAACGGTTGCTTGATCTTTACTGTATTCTACCATCTCAGTAATAACAGGTGTAATGTCCACACCCTTTACTGATTCTACTTTTACTAAGTCTTTAGATTCACTAGTCATTTCTATTTCTCCTTTAACTAATTAATATGATTCCACTATATGCTATAATCCACATAAGCGAAACCCATAATATTAACTCTAACATATTCATCTGTGGATAACTTTCCTTTCTATTTATAAAAGGCGAAGTTTCGAATAACTCCGTGTGCTTCGCCTGAGCTCGAACACACCAGACGCCTCTCTTATTCTAATCTGGATTGGTCAGGAATTACCTGACAGGGCTTGTGTCCTTGAATAGCTTATAGCACATCACGAGGAGTTTGCCAATGGAGTTTGGAAAATATCTGTGGATAACTCCGTTCTTATACTGCATAACACCAGTCCATCTACTTTGATTGTAGTAGATGTTTCCCGCGGGCGCCGGGCAACAAATGTCCAGAGGGCCTACCCCTTTCTGAGTGGGTAGGTACTTCTCTGGAGTTTTCGGAGTTTGGATTCGTCTGCTGCAGTCCTCAAACAGCTGCTGGATCTGCAGCTCACGCAGCTGCGCACGAGTCGAACCCGGGCAGCGAGTAGCTGCCGTTAGTAAATTAGTAGATACCAAATAAAAAAGCCGAAAACCGCCAATTTTATTGGTATTAAATACAATAGTCAGTCCATATTTGCCTCTCTTTCTCATTCTAACCAGGAGAATATCACCAGTTTCCATCCTGGTCAACCCCTAATTCAGGGTGAAGGCAAAAAATTTTTCGCAGAAAACAGCCAATCTTTACTGAAGGTATGGAAGTTAGTTTACCGGCGCGCCCGGTGCGAAAACCCCTGTCATCACAAACCGCAGAAACGTGGGGATTTTACTACTGGAGTTTGGGAGTTTCCGTCAGTCCTGGCTGCACGGGCCCGGTGCCTAATTTGTCAAGCGTTAGTTATCCACAGGGTGTGGGTAACTATGGGAGTTTGGGAGTTTGCGAGCCTCTGTCAGCTGCAGAAGACCAGCGGGCGCCCGGGAAACTTCACCGGACCATAGCGCTTTGACCTTGGAGGTATCTTTTTGCCGGAGTTTGGGAGTTTGAGTGCCATGAAAAACGTTTACCGTGCGTGCGTCTGGGTCGTAAACCAAGATATATGCTGGTGCACCCTGCGTTGCAAACTTCATATGCCAGGCATTTTGCAGGGGCGATATTAGTACAGTTTCGGTACCTTTCTTACTACGTTTCAACACTTTTAATTCTAACGTAATGAAGCCAGTGTCTTTGTGAAAAGCTATGCAATCTGGGAATCCTGGTGTAGCGTAGGACTCAATACGAGATACAAGGAAGTTACCACCTTCTAAACATGTCTTTAAATTCTTCCAGAAATTTGTTTCCGGTTTTGCGGTCATACTTTTTCTTGTTCTTCGTTACTCTCTGATGATACTTCTGTGATGTCTTTAATTCTTTCGCCATCGGATTTCTCTTCGACTGATAAGACTGTGTTGACACCTTCTTTCTTGAACTCACCTGTTAGACCTAGCTCCTTTAGTTGTTTCAAAACATCCTCTCTTGACATATCGTCAATTGATCCTGTTCTTATTTCTTTTCTCTCTACATACAATCCTGCAGCTTGTCCACGCAATCTCTCTGCGTTGATGGCTGCACTGTGTGACTTATCTTGTAATGCTTTCTCACGTAGCCTAGCCAACTCTGTGACGTGCTTATTCATTTCTACCTTGTGTGTCTCGTGTAACTCGTTTCTTTTTTTGTTCACCATTTGTACCACTTTGGGGTATTTCTTTGGGTTCAATAATTCTGATGCTGTAGTTGCTGCACGTTCAGCTTTATAACCAGCTTGTCTTGCACACTCTGTAGGTGTTAGTCTACCACCCTCTTTTACGTAGATTTCAACAAATATACGCTGTCTATCTGTCAACCCATCCTCACCTTTTGGGTGTTTTAATGCCATATCTCTGGTATTGGCAATGGTATTACGGACCACCTTCTTTTCAATCTGCTCTAACTTATTGTTATATATGTCTTTTTCACTCATTTTATCTCCAAAATACTGTTTTTTTGTTCTTTTCCCATGAACTCGTAATACCTTCGTAATACTCTGTATCCCTTATCCCATATAGAGAATTGGCAAAAGGTATTACGGTATTGGCAAATCCCGGTAAATAAAAAAATAAAAAAACTTTTTAGCATCCAGCGCACAATACAATACCTTCTACAATACCACGATACTACGCTTTGAATATGGTATATCGTCAATATATCCGCGCTTTTTTAACGATTGTACATACGCATGCACATTACTCTTTGATTTCATGTTAGTCATTTGTTTTATCTCTTCGTACGACGGTGAGTAGCCGTTTGACTTAATAAAAGCCTTAATTTTAGCCAAAAACTTTGCCTGTTTTGGTGTCAGACCTTTCTTGTCCTTGCCAATACCTTTGCCAATACTCATTTTTTATCCTCCAATCCTGTTGCATCTGGATTTGACCAGTAATCTTGTCTTACCTGGTTTAACATTTCTCTTTCACCCCACTCATCTATTGCCTCTTTTGTTATAGATGCCTCTAGTGTTTTCTGTATCTCTAGTTCTTCCTCTGTAAGCTGTATTCTTTTTGGTCCTTTTTTACGTACATATGTATTTACCTGTGCCCATGTTATTATGTACTCTGAAGCCTTTGGTCTTATGTATCCTCTGTCTGGGTCCATACCAGGATAGTTTGGTGTGGGATCAGTGTCAAAGTTCTTTTGTATAAACTCTAATACTTGATCGTCATTCTCAAATTGTTTTACTATCTTCTCAACTATAACTTTGTCTTTCCATAAATTAATTTCGTACGTCTGCATGTCCTACCTGTAAATATTCTATTTTTGTTATCCAACCTTTTGGCAATGCTATTGCACCACCACCATGATTATCGTCCCGGTCCAAGCACCACGAACGCATAATCACTATCTTCTCATCATTATTCACCACCATCCAGCCAATCTCCTGGCATACAGCTAACGGTGCTGCTATAATATCTTTGATATCTAACCAACCAGTCTCCATATCACGGGCATCACGCCACGTCACACGAACCATCGGTACACTATTGATGTCCATTATGATAATTTAGTTATCTTTTCTATCCACTCACGTATCATAGGTTTACTATTATACATGGGTCTCTTCACATCTTCGCGCTGACCACTACCATCTTTACTGACAAAAGACAACGTTCTGATCATTGCGTCCTCTTCATTCTTAGCACGTATCAAATAACTAAATGTTATCTCTCGCTTGGTAACTATCTGATATGTATGTCTTTCTTCACCTTTTTCTACATGAAAAGACTCCATACCACCTATCTTTGTGCCTTCTGCAGGTTGTTCAAACTTAATTATTTTACCGTCTTCTGATTGTTGTTTCAGTGCCTCTTCTGCTTTTTTATCACGTATCTTTTGACGTTCTTTTTGTATGTGATCCCACTCTTGTGGACGTTCTTTCATTATGGCATCACGTTTCTTTGCGTGTGCTATTTCTTCTGGTGTCTTTTTATCTTTCATTCATCCTCACATTGACAAAGCCTTTGATTAGATAAATAATCCAATGCCTTCTCTGCTTGTTTTATAGAATGATCTGCACTCTTGTAATTAGATTTACTAGTTGCATCCCTATAAAAATCTATCATCCTATTTATTTCCTGTATTGCTACATCTCTTGTCATTTGTACTTCTTTAAATTTATGCTTCATGACACTCCTATACTGTATATGCACAAAAACCCAATGGCTATTGACATCCATATTGAATAATACAACCAACGCATTAAAAACCTGGGTACTCTGGACAAACTTCTGAGTCAATCATTGACTCGTAATAACCTACAGCTGCATGTGCCTGGCACATTTCTATTTCATCGCCCTCAAACATTGCACTGTAAAATGCATCCTCTGCACGTTTTAATTCTTCTCTAGTATTTACTTCTTTTATCACTGGCTCACTCATATCTTTTATACCTCTTGATTAGTATGTTACGAACTCTCTCCCATTTTTTACGGTCTAGTATTTGTTGCACAGTTATGGGATGACGTAAAGCAGACTTATCTAATTCTATTTTTAACTTAATTAATCTTGCTTCTAAACTCATAACCCCACCATGTATGCAAATATTTTATAAATCCATATCAATAGATAGAAAGCTATGTAAAACTTTATAGGTATAAGAAAAAACCAAAACAATGTCCAAATCATTTTTTTACCGCCATGTATTCGTAATCAAAATCATCATGTCTTTTTTGTGTCAAGAACAGCACACCTGCCTCCGCGACTGCAAGGACTGACTTTCCTAGTTTTTTTACTCTGTCGCGATCGGCAGTTGGTGCTATTGGTTGTAAGTAAGGATCACACAGATATCCTCTGTAATATGTTATTCTATCTCCTGACTTAGCGTTTTGTAACCAAGTGTTAAATGCTTTCTGACTTATCATATCTTTCTTTCTTTGTGAGTAGGGGGATTCTTTGACTACCCCCAACCTTTCCCGACAAGTCAACCTTTAATAGTTAACGAGTACTCAGTACCTACCTCCAGCCCTTCATCCATTTGGACATATCCTCCGGAACCAGTGCCTTACTACCTTGTTACAGTTGTTCAGCCATACTCTGAGAATATTGCAATATTCTCATTTAATGTTCTTATAACATTCTTACCAAAACATTTCAAGAACTTTATTTCGCAGATTTCTGCCACAAATCGTGTCAAGAAAAAACTTTACTCGTAACCCCTTGTAACATATATATAAATCCTCAACTTCATTTCACCCAGTGGACTCTCTATGCTGCTCATTCGAGCAGTGAGGGTCCTATGTAATGGTTTGTAATGGTAACGATATGTAATGGTATGTAATGGCAAGAAAGATCTGGTATAAATTTAGAAAATGGTTAAAATATAACCCCGAAAAACATTATATGAGGGGAAAAAATGATAAAGATAATAATGGCAGTGATAATAACGTCGATGCCAAATTGGCCGTCAGTACGATATCAAGGATACATATATCCAGACATGGAGACATGCGAGTTGTACAATCAAATAATGATAGATGAATTTAAAGCTTACGCTAGAAGTGTAGGTGATGAGCCAATACATTTTCAATCTTTTTGTTTTGAAGCAGAGTCTTTTCCAATAGAGGAAATGTTCGATCAACCATCAATTAACTTATAATTTTCTTCTGGAGGAGAAATGAAAAAACTACTAATACTATTTACAATACTATTTACTACAGCTGTAGCAGCTAACGATACCAACACACAGACTAACACATCTGGATCAAATACTAATATTACAGGTGGGTATACAGCAACGACTACAAACAATAACGACGGACAAACTAATACAACTACAAACAATACTACAAACACAACCAACAGCTCTGCTGCAGACATACCACCACCATCTGCTAACTCGCCATCTTACTCATCAATGAGCCA